AAACAGCCCAGCAATAGCACCAAGTGCTCCTGCAATAACAAGACCAAATTTAGCAATACTTCCTAACCAGCTACTGTCGTCTTTACTATCTTTTTTCTTATCGTCTTTTTTACCACCCATACCACGAGTGTTTTCTTCGATCTTAAGTAACAATCCAGTTTGTGCATCTCTAGATCTATTACCTTCAATTTCCGTTTCTAAACCTTTGCCATCGCCACCACTAGCAGCTGGTACACTGCTAAGTGCTCTAGTATTGAACTGCACAGTAGTAACTAATTTTCTTATACCAGATGTTAAGTCTTGTAAAGAAGTTATTAGTTCTTGTGCCAAGTTACCCATTCCACCAGCTGCACCTGAGCCACCACCTCCACCACCATAAGATGACATTGGTTTACTGCCTGATTGGGCTAGCTGGTTAGATTGTTTTTGAAGTACGAGTTCCATTTATTTGCTCTCTAGTCGTTTCTTTTCTTCTTCTAAGTATTCTTTTAACATAAAGACATAGACCTCTCGCTCGAACGGTAACATGTTATCAATATCTGATAAAGCATATTTGTGGTACTGCAATAAGGCAAAATTCATTTTATAATGATTCACCAAAGTGTCATGACAAAGGTTTATTAAAAAAAACTTTCCATGCCCTCCAAGACAATCTTATGTGCCTTGTCACAAACTGGACAATTGTAATTAATCGTATGAGTCATCTTTGGCATAGTATCAAAGAAGGATTGTATCTTGCCAAATTGTTCAGATGTTAGATTATTAATAAAATCCATTAGCTCTTGTTCAGTCTGATCCTTTGAATGATAAACAGCATCGTTATCATAGATGTAATCAATTGACGCAGCCACTAATTTAAAGGTGTCTTCATTCGTTACTGCTCCACCTTGTAGCTTTTTAATATCATCGATATTAGGATACTTCATAACTACACCAACATCACCAAACAGTGCGATTTTATCAGTGTGTCCTTCTTTTTCCTGAACTTTGATTTCAGAAAGATCCACTGTATGTTTAATCTTAGCCTTTTCATTATCTGATCCGTGATCTTCATCACACGATAAAATAATATCAACAGTCTCACCGACTGACTTGGATCTTAACTGAGTAAAGATATACTCAATGTCAAAGATCGCTAGTTTACTAACATCAATAGATTCTGTAATACATGATTTAATAACTTCTTTCAATGTATCAATCATTACCCTTTGATCAGCACTTTGTTGTGCAACCAAAAGTGCTTTTTGATCCTTAACTAAAAATGGTCTGTATGTCACAGACTTCTTAGTTGATGGAACCACCAAATTATAAATTGGTGTACTATTCATAGGCAAAGCCATAATTATTCTCCTTTAGACATATTCTTAATTAACTTATTCAATTCAGCAGTGCTACCTGTAAAGATAACATTGTTATTCGTCACTTCTTTTCTGGATCCCTCTTTAGGTGTATCCAGCTTTTGCTTCTGTTGATGTAGATCCAATAACTGTTGGTTTATATCAGCCAACTGCTTCATTAGATTTCCAACAACTTCAAATGCTCTTGGATGCTCAGACTGCATAGCCACATCGAGTGACTTCTGTAGTGCTTCCTGTCCCTGTTGCAATAATATACGAAGATTGTTTCGAGTGATATCGAAGTCATCTTGTATTCTATTTGTAGAGTCGTTAATAACTTCTCCAGTCTTTGTTATCACTTCAGTGTTGCCCATTGGTTGTATACCAAACTCGGCAGATAATGTGTCATCAATCTTCATTCGCAATCCTTAATGATGTATTTATTAGAACTTCAATAATCCTGGAAGTTTAGTTACTCCATACGATAGAACAGAACCAGTAACAAAGTTACCAGCTGTTGAACCTAGTGTTCTATTCAATGTTTCTTGGAATCCTGTAAAATTTCTAGTCAGTTTATCAATGAAACTAGTAGGAATCTTTTGATCATCTGCCAGTTGTGTTACTGGAGTTGCCGTCCAATATTTGTACTGCATATTCACAGTTAGTTTCATGACATCTTTAGAAGCATTATCCAACGAAACTGCATTCACATTCTTAGGATAGGCTTCGAACAATTCAACTTGATATCTTGTTTTATCATTAATGTCTTGAACCTCGATAACAAATTTAGATGCAATATAAGTGTTATAGTAACTATAAGTTCTTGTGTTGGGATCAGAAATTAAACTCATCCAGTCATCAAATAACTTTTTAACTTGCATGTCATTATCAACATAGAAAGTTAGATTGATTGGCTCATATAGTTTTTCATACGGCACTTCACGGAATTCACCGAAGGTTCTATTTTGTACAGTTGAATAGTTAATACCTGGAAGCTGAACAGTATCACAAAACAATAGAATTTTTCTAAGATTACCTGGATTTATTCCAGCAGGTGGACTAAACTCTACTCCAAATCTATTAGATCGAGCCAATGCTCCAGTTTTAACTTCAGAAATAAACTGGTTAATTTTATTTTGTTTAGCGTCTTTCCTTGCAGTGTCTTTAGTAAGGAATGGCAAATTAAGTGGCATTTTAAACCCTTCTCATTTTCTTGATCGAATCCGACCATATTTCTTGTTTAGATGCTCCGACAAATCGTTCAACTGGAAGCAACATAGCAGTTGCCCAATCATCAGCATTGATTTGTCTAAATTGTGTTCTTACATGACCAGTTAAGTATTGCTTAACACAAGGTTGTGCAGCTGCAAACCTAGAAATACCATCTATAACTTGCCATGAATATTTTAACCTAGTTGTTTCGTCCATACGATTGTTAGATTTAAACACCAACAAAGCATCAAGGAGTCTAATCCTTAAATGATATGGAAGGTAATGCATATTCAATCCCATAAACCCATCTGGAGTCCTACTGAATGGAAACACCAAAGGGAATCTGTCATAGTATGGTAGATCTTTCTTACCTTTAGGATCATAGCCATACATGTATAATCTTCCAGGCATGATTCTAGTAACCAAATCATCAGTATTTCCACTTAACACTCTTGCTGGGGTAAGTTGTTGCTTAGTCAACAGAGTGACTTGTTGGTCGAACCATCCCTTAGACTTTCTGACAGTGGTTGCCAAGTCATATTTGTTTCGTTCGAATACATCGAGCATTGTTGAATTTTTAGCCATACTCTTATTTAGGTGCTAGACCCAACTCGTGTTCAGTTATAATTTTGAACTCCCATCCTCTATCTTTGGCAAATTCGCTTGCTGCTTCCCACTTTGCTTGGTTCTTCATAAACGCTAAAGACTCTTGCAAGTATCGTTGGGTTCTCTTTCCAGGATAAATAGGTGGTTGGGTTTGTGTTTTTGGTTTAACTTCGACCAGATAGGTTTTACCTGTAGTTACGGTAATCTTAAAATCCACGAAATAACGATGAATACGATTATCCGTTGGACACTTGTAGGGTATAATCGTTTCTTCTGAATTCCACTTCAATACACTAGGATTCTTATCGCACCAAGAAGCGAATCTGGTTTCCCAGCTGGATCTCATAATAATGTTTGAAGGATCCCCTGTATATTTTTCTGGGAATATAGGAATATACTTTCTCTTGTGGAACATAAATAACTAATTAGGATAATAATAACCATATTTAGGGTAAAGACAACAAATGGCACTCCTTTCAGACATTAGAGATAAGGCAGTTTCTGCTGCTTCGGCTCTTCAAAATAAAGCAACTTCGCTTAGTCGCCCACCAAATATGGGTAGTACTAGAGGAGCAGAACTACATAAAGGGAGTGCCGAAGCGTCTCCTTATGAGGTTAAACAACATATGTATCCTGAGGATTTGCTTGCTGCTGGTGGAAAGTATGGTGGTAACTATGTTATATTTTATATCAATATTGCAATAGATTCTAAACTAGCAAATTCTTTAACTTCAGATAATTTTGTAGCTAACATCACTCCAAGAGATCGTGGAGATTTAATCGCACAAAACTTAACGACTGGAAAGTTGTTTGCTGGCTCTGCTGCTTTAAATGTTGGTGGTGCAGTTTTAGGTAAGGCACTTGGTGTTGGCGAACTTAGCACTTCAGCTGCAGCATTGGCAACTATCGGTGCAGCTGCTACTGCTTCATTGGCTGCATCTGCGACTCGTGCGCAAAAAAGATTAAAAACTGCTATTGCCATGCATGTGCCAAATCAATTATCCATTCGATATGGAATGCAGTGGGGTGACGAAGATACTGGTGCTTTACAAATGGCTACATCTGCATCTCAAGAGTTAATGAATGCTGTTAGTAAAGGTGATGCTAAAAACTTGTCAGAACCAGGAAAGGCAATTATTACTAATTTGGCTTTATCAAAAGGTCCAAATGCAGCAGGACTATCTGCAGCTACTGGTCTTGCTGCAAATCCTAAAAAGGAACAAATCTTTAAGGGTGTAGATTTCAGAACATTTGCTTTTGATTATCAATTCTTCCCAAGAAGTTCCACTGAAGCTGCCAATGTTTTAAACATTATTAAAACATTTAAATACCATATGCACCCAGAGTTTAAAGATAATAACAACTTTGTTTATATCTACCCATCGGAGTTTGATATTTTCTACTATCAAAATGGTCAAGAAAACCAAAATCTACATCGCCATACCTCATGCGTATTAACTGAAATGAATGTAAACTATACACCCAATGGTGCATTTACTACATTTGATAATGGCATGCCAACACAGATTAATGTTACTATGAACTTTAGAGAATTGGCTCTACTAACCAAAGACAAAATTGCGGATGGTCTATAATGTATTTTAAAGAATTCCCACAGTTTTTATACGACTTCAAATACGGAAACACAACTAAGACTACAGTTGTAACTGACATCACTAGGAATGTTCGTTTCCGTAAAGAAGTATTAGAAAATGTAACTCTATTCGATGAGTATGATATTGTCGATGGAGAGACTCCAGAAATTGTTGCTGAAAAGATATATGGTGATCCAGAATATCACTGGATTATTATGTTGGCAAATCAGAAACACGATTACATTTCTGACTTTCCTCTATCAGAACAAGCACTGGTAAAACATATCGTAGCAACTTATGGTGCTCAGAGATATGCAATTCGCCACTATGTAAACGCTGCAGGGTTTGTTGTAAACTCTACTGCTACTGGTGCTGTATCAGTATCAAATGATGATTTCGAGAGAGCACTCAATGAATCAAAAAGAAGAATTAAAGTAATTTCTCCACAGGTTATATCAACTATACTGACACAATATAAAGAATTATTGTAATGAAATCTAGTCAACAATTGAGGTTTGCTGGCGATGTCAGCATTAATAAGGTTCAGATAATTACCCCGAAGGGATTTTATCAAGACATCACAGGGCAAGTTTTAACTGTTCAATTTTATGAAGATATTTTTTCACCTTTTATAACTGGTAGTATTATTATAAAAGAATCATTGGATCTTATTAATCTGTTTCCGTTTATTGGTGAAGAGTATGTTGAGATAGATATCACCACACCTGCATTAAAGGGTAGTTCTATCAAAGGTAAATATTATATTTACAAATTAACTGATAGAGAACTGCTTGGTGATCGTTCTGTCATTTACCAGATACATTTTGTATCTACTGAAGCAGTTGCAGATCTTAATAAAAAGATTAGTCGTGTATTCGGTAATAAAGTTTCTGAATTAGTGACACCATTTATTAAAGATAAAATTATTGGTCTAGAGAGTGAGAAGAAAGTTCATATAGAACCAACTCTTTCCAATGTAAAATACATTTCAAATTACTGGTCTCCCATTAAGAACATTATGTATCTTTGTGAGCAAGCAGTGAATATGAATAAGACACCGAACTATGTTTTCTTTGAGAACAGAGATGGGTTTTATTTTATAAGTTTAGAGACACTATATCAGACCAAACCATTCCAAGAATTTACATATGACAAATATAGTCGTGATAAATTACCCAATGGTGGTGATGTTAGAAATGTGAATGAAGATTATAAAAGAATTACAGATATCAGTATTCCAGTAGCATACGATTACATGGATAGAATCCGCAATGGTATGTTATCATCAAGACAGATTATGTATGATGTTACAAAGAAAACATATTCAGTTAAAAACTATAATATGTTCCAAAGATTTGAACAACAAAAACATCTAAACAAGTATCCAGTCAACTCTAATAAAGCAATCTTTAGATCAAACTCCACTCTTATTAATTACCCTAAAAACTTTGGTAATTTTAATGGGTTTGGAGATGTCACCAACTCAAAGACTTTTCAAGAACGAGCATCTTTAATGAAATTGGCAGAAGCCAATAAAATTAGCATCACAGTTCCAGGAAGAACTGATTACACTGTTGGACAAAAAGTTGGTGTAGTATTAAATAAAATAGAACCATTATCTCCAAAGGATAAAGATATCACTGACAAAATGTTTTCAGGGTATTATATTATTGCTGCCATCAATCATTATGTAGACAGAGAAAAACATGAGTGTTATATGGAACTAATTAAAGAATCATCGCAAATGGATATGAATAGGAACAAATAATGAATTTTCACTATGGTGTCGTAGAAAATAGAAGTGATCCATTAAAACTTG